TCACATGATTGTATTGGTTAGCCCAAGAGCCTTCCTAAGACCATAAGCTAATTTGTCTGGATTATCAACTGCCCAAAAATGCATGAAGAACAATCGTGGAGTTTCAGTAAGCATGTGGCTGCGAAGGGCGGTAACAGCAATACCATTCGATTTCACAAACGATTTCTTGTAGGTTTCACCGCCATTAAGATTCACGATGTTGACCTTATCAACAAGTGTAGATACTTGTGCGTATGGAACTGGAGCCAAAGTGTTTGATACAGTTTCAGGAACCAATACTTCGGAACTTGATACTTGGATTACACGATTTTCTCTGAGCTGCTTACCACGAAGTTCTAGGGCTTCTTTGTTGTCAGTTCTTGTATCAATTACAATCGGTTTAATTTCTACTTTGGAAGCAATCATCATCTTTTTGTCAATGACTGAGCGTTCCTCTTGTAGGGTGTTGCATTCAGTATCGAATGCTTCAAGTTTTGCAACGTCTGATTCCGCTTCGACGAGTGAACGGATTTCTGTCAAGCGTGCTTCGATTTCTTTACGTCTTTTTTCTAAATTCATGTTCTTTTCTCCTTAGATTTAGTAGTTTGTTTTGATACGAATCTTCTTTTTCATCACTTCAACACGTTCTTTTTGCTCAGCTAACTCCATAGCCTTTAGTTCTACATCCATAGATTCTAAAGATCGAGCATAAATACTGGTTGAATCGTAAGCTGGTGTGTCTACCACTGAGACATCATAGAGCCTTCCGATTTTAGTGATGGTTCGTTTAGGGATTTTGCCTTCTTTATTCCACGACTGTTCTTCAACAGTGAAAGCAAAACTCATCTTATCAAGTAGGCCACTTCGGACCATCTTGTAGATGTCTTGATTGGATTGGGTGTCTAAGAGTTCTGCGTGAACTTTCAATCCATTATTATCCACTGAAAGTGTCAGTGATTTGTTCTTGGTTCTTGCGATAATTAAAAAGGAGTCCATATGGTTATATTTCATCGGGACATCCTTCATTAAGGTATTTTCAAGGGCATGACGATCAATTTCTTCCACAAAACCATAGTCTTCATCTCCAATAAGTGTTTCTTGGTTAAAGACAATCGCATAACCTTCAAGCGTCATCTTTCCTTCGGTTTCTTCAAATTTGACATCTGCGAGTCTAGTTTCTCTAATCATTGGTTCGTACCTCCACTTTTGGTTTGGTTGGTTTAGTTTCAATAAAGTACTCGAGTTCAGAATCCTTATATTGAAAGTTTGTAATCTTATTCTCTTTGCAAAACTCATCGATGATTTGTGTCTTTGTTTTTTGTGTTTCTAGAATCACCTTAAGTGCTTCTTTGGATATCGTTCCATTAATTGTTACTTTCATTGTTTTTATCCTCTCCTACTTGATATTTATTAGCTTTATCAGCATCCACAAAGTTGAGCGATTGCAGTCGCTTGTTTCCACCTTCAATCGGTTCTAGTCCAAGCAATGCTCTGGATTCATTTAAGGTCATGATCCCTAGGCTCATCAGTTTTTCGATGGCACTCACTTTTGTATTCCAGCTTGCATACTGCAATCGTTCACTATAAAATATAATTTCTTCACCACGAGTAAGTTCATTCTCTGTCAGCAATCCTAAAGAAAAAGCCTCTGATAGCTGAATAGCTAAAGGCTCAATGGTCGCTTCATAGAATGAGTTAAAGTCTTCCTCACTGTATTTGTTAGCAAAGATGGGTGCTGATACTCCAAAATAATCGAGAATCTTCGACTGTAAAAACTCGAGTGTATCTTTGTCAATCAACTTTGGATCAACTGTTAAAGGGATATATTCAGATTTCAAGTCAATCGGAATGATCGAACTTCCTTTTGTACTTATAGATTCATTGAGAGCATTGTCGAAAAGTTCTCGTTGTTTCTTTTTATCAGCTTCTGAAAGCATCCCATTCATCTTGATAATACCTTTAATCTGCATCGATGATCGAACTGCATTGTCGATACCTTGAAGTAGATTTTCATTAATCGAAATAGTCTTTAAGATTGCTTCATGATCACCTGATGATCCATTCCCACCGAAGATATCATTCGAAGCAAAATACTTCCTTAAATGAATGACATTTTCATAGGGAAGTGTAAATTGTTGTCCATCTTCGAAGTAGAACTTTAAGTAATATCCATCTGCATTATCGATCACTGCTTCAACCATAATTGGCCGAAGTGGATAGAGTGCTTTGAGTCCACCATTTACAGAATCAAACATCGGATACACAAAAGCATTATCATTAAAGAGCAATAAGGTAATCACTTTATAGATGAAATCATATGGAGTCATCAGTGGATTGGGCTTGTGTTTCAATAAAAAAGACAGTCTACCTTGTTTTTCGGTTACTGTCTTATCTGATTCAGTTTTGATGTATCTTGGTTTAAGCTTCGCACATTGGCTCGCAACCCTATCGATACAAATTTTCACGACATCGCTTTTAGAAATGTTAGTACCAAATGGAGTGAATAATGTGTTGTTTTGATTCAGTAACTGAAAGGTATTTGAAGAACCTTCCTTTTTCTTTCTTGTGAATATGCCCAAATTAATCACTCCTTTTATGTCATCATGTTTTCATAGTCAATCTTGTAACGATTGAGAACTGCATAAGCAATAATCAGTGCAACCGTTCCATCAATCCGTTTAAATCGGGAATTGAGTTTTGAAGGTTGAATGTTACCATTTAAGTCAACTTTTGCTTGGGTATTAGATAAACACCACTTTAATATTGGGTTGTTATCGTAATTGACTATCTTGTTTTTAAGATCGGCTTCAAGCTGCTTCATTGGTTCAGAAAGTGAATAAACACCTTGCCTTACCTTCTCCATATTGAAACCTTGATCTTCCATTTCTTTTATCCAATACTGTGAGTTCCAGGGATCAAACCCAACCCAAAGAGGTCTAATCTCGTATTGTTGTATCATCTTAATGAACCATTTTGTCACCAGTGAAAAATCATTCTGGTTGCCATCGGTGAGTGTGATTAGTCCTCTTTTTAGCCAAATATCATAAGGGACATTGTCTTCTTCCATTCGTTTCTTAAGTACTTCTGATGGCATAAAGAAATGCGGAATAACATACTTCTTTCCGTCCTTCTTTTGAATAAGCAAGATACTTGAAGTTAAGTCTGTGGTAGATGATAAATCAACTCCTCCAATAGCATAGCTTCCTCTCAATGAATCTATAGAATAGGTCGATTCGTTATTTAAGTCAGCAAATGTTAGCCAAGCCCCTTGATCGACTTGTTTGATATTAAAATCCTTACATAACATGGTCACTCTCGTTGAGTGGTCATTTTTTGATTTATTCATCACATCATCAAGATATGCCATTGTCTTTACTACACCGAGACTCGGATTTGATTTTTTCCATGTTTCTGGATTTTCATAAATTTCATTCGTTGAGTCTTGTGTATAAAGCCAGGGAAGTACTCGATCATCACTGATTTCATTTTTGAGCATCTTCCGACAATAGTCCAGTTTGGTATCAAGGAAACCACCAACTGTTGTACCTTCAGTGGTGATGATAAAGATTAGTGGTTCTTTCTTAGTAGATTGTGATTGCTTGATTGCATCATAGACTTTAGAATCAGTCATTTCATGGACTTCATCAATGCACCCTACCTCAATGTTGTATCCGTCTTTATTTCTGCTTTGTGCTGATAATTTCTTGATTTTATTCTTAGTCTTTGGAGAATAGATGAAAAATATATTCTTTTTACTGCGTTTTTCATTGGATAAAGCAGGGGATTGTTCTCTCATGTTGTTGATTTCTTCAAAAAGGATATTGGCTTGTTCACTCGTATTTGAAGCACATACAATATCTACTCCACCTTTTGAAAGAAAGAATTCAGCTAAATCGAGACCTGCAATGAATGTTGTTTTACCATTTTTACGTGCGATAAGTAAAATCACTTCATTGAACCTACGTAATCCTGTCTCTTTCATCTTAAATCCATAGGCAGTTTGAATCAGTGCTTTCTCCCATAGTTCTAAAATAAATGGTTGACCATTGAATGGTGATTTAGTGTGCTTGCAGAAGGTTTCAATAAAATCGATTCGTAGGTCTCCTGGCTTCTCATCAAACTCAAATCGAGGATCAACCAAGTCATCCATTAGTCGTCTGAGCATAGTTTTTAATTCCTCTCCCACCAGGATTTCATTGGACATAACTTTTTGATAATATTCGATTAAGTAGTTCATTCGACATTCGCTTTCTTTAAAAACTCATCAAAGGCGTCGTCACCTTCAATCATGTTTTTACCCATAATTGAATTGAGTGTTTTGATAACGGTGCCATACGCATTTATAAGTTTTGTGTAGTACTTAGCTGCTTCCGTTTGTCGTTGAGCACCTTTGCTAGATACCTGAACTGCACCATGTTTTCTGATCTGTTCTTGTAGAATAAAAAGCTCTACTTTCATGAATGCTGCTTGTTCTAATAGATTATCCACCAGTTGAGTTTTAGTTTCGTCAACGGATGAAAAAAGCGACCGAAGTCGCTCATACTCAATGTTGACATCTTTTATCTTTGACATCTCGACACCTCATTCCATCAGGTGAGAAGGGCAAATCAATGCTGGTCCGACCACTTGAATATCAAATGCTAACTCTGCTAATCGATTGGATTTCATTTGCTTTAAAGATCCGTCCTCATTTACTAGAATCAGATGTTTAGGAATTTTTACTGGATGAACCTCAATGTATCCTTTGACAGCTTTTTGGAGTTGTTCCAAAGTAAAGAATTGATATTGAGGTTTGATGAATTTGATACTGTTATCTTCTCCAAGTATCATCGCTCTGTCTTGGTTACTTCCATCCCAGAATAATCTAAGTGGAATGACTACTTTAAGGTTACAATTATCACAACAACTACCACCTCTTAATGGCATCGGGTTATTCCCGTATCCATCAATAGGTTGTCCGCAAATTGCACAGGATTTTTGGATAATTTCGAATTCGTCTTCACCTGGAATTACCGCAAGCCCACCCCATGTACCATGAAGTTGATCGAGTCCATCAATGTATTCGATAACTCCTTCTCGGCCATTATAGTGATCTTCACCGTTCATACTAATGATTTTGATTTTATCTCCAATTTTAAACAT